CCGCGACTCCGGCTCCGCAACCATCGGATAGCAACGCGATCATTCCGATTGTCGGCACTCCGGGTCCGGCGATATCACCGGAGACGCCGAAGCCAACGCCATCCGCAACGACACCGGTTGCGGTGATTCCACCGAGTCCGCAGCCGGCACCAACGCCAACGCCGACCACTCCGAGTCCTACGTCGAAGCCAACGCCATCCGCGACACCGACACCCACGCCAACGCCCACGCCAACCGCCTCGAGCGGAAGCCCGAGCCCGTCGGGATCTCCGACACCGACTCCGGATCCAACGCCATCCGGAACGCCAACCGCCTCGCCGAGCGGAAGCCCGAGCCCGACCGCATCGCCGTCCGGCACGCCGAGCTCAACCGCATCGCCATAAGGAGATAACCATGAACTACCTAGCTAACCTATATCGCGCCTTCCCGTTCCGACCGCATTGCCGCTGGCACGCGCATACCGCACTGTGCCGGACGGCATCGTTCCTCGGCATCGGCCCGGACTGCGATCCGCCGGCTCCACCGGGATGAGCTTGACCTGAATCACAGCACTGTTATATCCTGGTCCCCTGACCGCCAAAGCGAGGAAAGGAAACGCAATGCTAGCAGCGTTGATCCGGCTCTACCAGCGCAACCGTTTCGCGAACACGGCGATTCGCGGATCCGTGCGGTTGCACCACCGCATTCGTAAGCCGCAGCTGCAGCCATGTCCGTACGCCGGGAAGTGCTCCGCAACCGGTATCGAGCAGGTTCGGCAGCTCGGAACCATGGCCGCACTTCCGCTGATTCTGTCGCGCATGTCGGTATGCGGTCCCGCCAGCGGAGTACGGTTTCCGCCGAAGTTCTGCGATGTCTCAACCGGCGTGGACCGGTTTGAATGGTGCATCCGAGCGTAAACCTAGGGACAGGGGGCACGGCCCGTGTCAATTACACCGACACGTGATCAGCGCATAGCGCTTGACGCAATCCTCGATTGGTACCTCGGGGGAGGAAAGACGCTCACCCTCGGCGGATACGCGGGGACCGGAAAGACCACGCTACTCGGACAGGTACGTAGGAAGTTGCCGCGGGTCCGGATGGTCTACGCCTCGTACACCGGCAAAGCAGTCCAAGTGCTGCGATCCAAACTGCCACCGGGAACGGACATCTCGACATTGCACAGGCTGTTGTACACGCCAACGCAACGGATGGTGTGCAAGGTATCCGGTGAGGATCTGTCCCTTCCCGCGAACCTCGGTCAGAGCCGACCGGGGTCAACCGCACAGCGTGCATGGTGCGACAAGCACAAGCCGAGCGGTACGGCCCGGCAAGCTGAGGACGGCGACCTGGTCGACATTCCGCTACCGAAGCCATGCACCGCAGTGCGCAAGCTCGATTGGCTGCAGAACCTGTCGCCGCTTGACGGAATCGACCTAGTAGTTGTCGATGAGGCATCGATGGTCTCCGACAAGATCTGGGCCGACCTCACGAAGTGGGGCGTACCGGTTTTGGCGGTCGGCGACCATGGTCAACTGCCCCCGATTAAGTCGCAGTTCAACCTGATGGCGGATCCCGAACTCCGCCTCGAGAAGATTGTGCGGCAGCTAGAGGGCTCACCGATCATCCGGTTGAGCATGATGGCGCGGGAGGGGCAGCCGATTCCACTTGGCGAGTACGGCGATGGTGTGGTCAAGATTCCCCGCCACCGTCTCGGAAAGATGCCCATCGATCCCGATTCGCCGGATGAGATGATTATCACCGGCTTCAACCGTACCCGTAACGACACGAACAGCATGATTCGCAGGCAGCTCGGACGCAGTGGCGATCCGATGGCCGGGGACATCGTTATCTGCCTGCGCAACGACTATGAGAGAGGAGTGTGGAACGGCAACCGGGGGCGATTGGAGTCCTTCTCGACCGATAACCCGTTCATGCCGTGGGCGGAGATCACGGTGTTCGGTGAGGACTTCACCTACGAGGGCGGAATCTCGCAGGAGCAATTCGGGCAGCCGAAGACCATGACCGAGGTATCCCGTAAGCTGGGTCTGTGGGACTTCGGTTACGCAATCACGTGCCATAAGGCACAGGGCTCGCAAGCGGACCGAGTGACGGTGATCGAAGAGCGCATGCCTAGCGCTGACGATGCGTACCATGCTCGGTGGCTTTACACCGCGGTCACTCGAGCGGTGAGCTCACTGATCCTGGTAGGATGAACGATGGCAGACACCAAGGAACAACGCGCTCAGCTGGCGCGCTTCCGCAAACAACTGGCCGTGATGCCGGATGAGTATGTCCGGTGCCACAACTTCGGTCACTCGATGCACGAGTCAACCATCAACCCGGAGAAGGACGTTCTCGTTGTCGGACAGGTGTGCTTCTCGTGCGCGATGGAGATCGACCGTTATCGCCACCCGGTCACCGGAAAATGGGTAAGCCGCTACTGGCATCCCAAGGGCAACGAGTACTACTTCCACAAGACCGGTCGGGTCGACATGGAGAGGAAGATCGAAATCCACGAGGAGTGGCTGCGGCGGACCAATCTCCCGGAGAGGCCGATGGAGTGAGCTGGCTCAGGGGCATCTACCGTGGCGAGCGGCCGTACAACCAGATCGTGTGGTGCGACATGGAAACCTGGCACCAGCGACGCGTGTGGCACGCGATCGTCATCCTGCGGCCGATGAGCTACGTGGACTAGGAGGACACGATGCCGCTAAGCAAGGAAGCGCTGGAGCGAGCGCTATTCAACAACGGGACGGGACTCGAGTCGGTACCAGGGCTCCGCCCTCCCGCGCTGATTAACTCGGTCATCGAGTATCTCGCTGGCTGGGACATGACGCAGTTCTTCGGTCGCCTCCACGACGCAGTCTCGAAGTGGGAGATGGACGCCGGAAGGCGGTTCCCGTCCGAGTACGCGTTCATCGCGATCCATCCGTATGCGCTGAACACCTACGCCGTGAACTGGCCGCCGGATCAGATCCGCGTTGACTTCGGTATGAGTAAGCGTCCGAGGCGGGTTCTCGGAATCGAGATTCGCGAGGACATGCACCTGCACCGCACATTCTGGAAGCTCGAGTTGGCGGGCAAGATGCTCACCAACGGGGAAGTATTGGAGATAGTGTGAATCGCCGGGTGCTACTCGTCAGCGACGAGGAGTGGCAGTTCATCGAGCTCGACCTCGATGTAAAGCCGTCACCGGTCATCATGGTCGAGCGACCGGAACCGCAACGGTACGTTTACCTCGGTCTCATGGTCCTGCTTGGTCCCCAGCGGGATGCGTTTCCCGGCATTCCGGTCTACACGTGCCGACGGAGGGAGATGAGAAAAACGATGAGCTCAGATCGTGAAGCTATGCAGGCAGCGCTGGCGCACGCCGAGGCCGCTCGTCCGTATATGGCTCTATCGGTGGAGGAGACCGAGACCACGATCTTGGTGTCCACCGGTCCGGACGATGCCGATGCGGTGTTCTTCTTCGATCCGAACGGCAAGCTGACGCATGTCGCGGTGGTCGAGGCGCACGGGGAAATCGAAGCGCGGATCGGACCGATCGCGCCACTAGCAATCACGGAGGACCGATGACCGAACGGCCGGCGCACAAAGTCCTATTCCTTGGCGGACCGCTCGATGGCGAGGTTCTCGAGATCGAGGAGATACTCGAGGCGAAGATCTACATCGGTGAAGGCCGATTCGAGGACGGCTTCCCGGGTGGCTATCATGCCGATGTGCGTCCGTACTTCATCCACTGGGTGCTGGTGCAAGACGCTCCGGGCTTAGTCCCCGTGTACTCGTGCTATCCCGATGCGGATCGATTCAGCCGCCAGCTCGCAAACTTCGAATTCGAGGAGCGGTTCGGCAGAGACCCGCCGCCACGACCCCGACCGGGGAGTCTTCCCGTTCCCGCGCAATGGACTATCGAGGTTAACCGTGTCCGTTAAGATCGCGTACCAGATGCACGGCATCACGTATCGTCAATTCGATCACTGGGTCACCCGTGGCTGGATCCGACCTACGAATTCCGGCGGCTCGGGTCACGATCGCGTGTTCTCGATGGACGAGGTACGCATATTCCGGATCATGGCCACGCTTACGAAGCTCGGGTTCCGACCGGCACACGCAGCTGAGCTGGCTCGCAACACTGTCGATCTCGGCTGGCGAGGTACCTTGGCTCTGCGGGATAAGCGGGTCGTCACAACCGGCATTCTGTCCTCCAGGGTCCAGAGTCCACCAGGGGAATCGACCTTAGGTACACGAGCCGGGTAAGCTCGGGGTCAGGAAGGGCATATGATATGCTGCCCCTGGATTGCCTGAGGGAAGGGATGGAACATGACCGACATGGAAAGCATCAGCCGCATTCGCACTGCCGCTTCGTGGCTGCGCCGCACTGGACAGCCATTGGAGAGCTATACGCGGCTATCCACGCTCTCCGAGACCGAGAGGGTTCACGCGAAGAACTTCGCTCTCGGCACTTACCCGTGGCCGAGCCGATGGACCGTGCGGCTGTTCACCGCGGCGAGTGCGGGGTAGACATGTCGGACGGTATCAATACCGTAGGCGCGGGAATCGGATCCCGAGACCGGCTAAGGAGACAGCGAAATATGACGGCAGCGAGGAACCGCATCGAACCGTCACGACACGTGGACGGTGGAACCTTCCCGCACTGGAGTTCCACGTCCGGTATGTGCATGTGCCTGCTTTCGTGCTGTCTCGGCAACAACGGATGCAAGTGCAAGTGGTGTCCGTGTGACGTGGTTGGACACCCGGCATACGGAAGGCACTCCGGCAAGCTCAATCGACAAGGGGAGTTCAATGGCGCAGTTGACCAAGCCCGCCCGCACTACTACCGTGCCAGCTAGCTCGAACAGTGATACCCCGTGGGGTCTACCCGGGGAAATCGTTTCCTCCGAGGAGTCACCGCACGGTGCGAACATGGCGGTATTCGGATACGCGGGGAGCGGCAAGACCCTCTACCTTGCAAGTGCGGCCCGAGACCGTAACCTGCTGATCGTCAACTTCGATCCCGACCTGCAGACCATCAAGAACCGTACCGATCTGCAGGTGTGGCCGAAGAAGGGTCGTTTGACGTGGGAGCGAGCGGACGCGTTTCTGTCTCGGCTATTGAACGGCAAGCACCCGTTCGACACCATCGGTATGGACACCGGAAACAACATGTACCGGCTCGCGCTCAGACACGTGAAGGCCAAGGGCTCGGACCGCCGTGATCCACGGCAGATCTTCGGTGAAGCCAACGACATGGTCAACGCCTTTATTATCGACTTCGCGGTCATGTCGCAGGAGCGCGGAATCAACGTGATCTGGTCGTGGCACGCGGAGGACGTGATTGAGGGGCAAGGGGATTCGGCTCGGCTGTTCGTGCGACCGGATGCGACCCCCGGTGTGTTGAAGACCATCTACCAGTACCACGCCACTATCGGATATCTCGAGGAACGCCAGCAGGGTAAGCGCCGACTCTACCTGCACAACACGGCGAAGGTGATCGCGAAGGTTCACCAGCCACCGACCGAGGGAGCAGTTGCAACCGAAATCGATGACCCTGATCTCGGAAAGCTAATTGACCATCTGCGGGGAGTGGCACAGTATGACGCCGCCGGGAAGGCGAGCTCACTACGAGGTCGCAGGGCTGGGTAGCGGCTCGATACTGAATTGCACCGATTGCGGGGCAGTTGTCGAGTTCGTGTTCCAGGAGACACACGATAACTTCCACCGACGAATAGAGGCGATCGAACGTGGCTTGGCTGCTCTGGACGCTGATAGCGGTAATGGGCGCACTGATAGCGCTGCTGTTCCTCGCGCTGTTGCGTGAACGAAGGCGCACCACGCCCAAGCCACCGGAAACGGTGTACCAGATCCCGCAGACCACCACGGCAGAGCTGGCGGAGAAGGACCGCACTATCGGGTCCCTCACGGCGCAACTCGCGGCCGAGAAAGCCCAGACCGGTAAGAACCTCGAGGCGCTTACTAAGCGCGCCGAGCTGGAAATCGCGCAACGGGTTGCGCTGGCCAGGCAGCAACTCGAAGCCGAATTCCACGAACGCAAGGGCACGGATCGGGCTGTCTCGAATCTCCGCTCCCGCGCTGCCCTCCTCGCAAAGGTGCAGGAGCATCTCGGTCCGCTGATACCCGGCTTTCCGTATCCCTTGAAGGAGGTACGGCATGTCGGAGAGATCTTCGATTTCCTGGTCTACGATGGTCTCGAGGCCGGCGGTGAGATATCGATAGTGTTCCTCGAGGTCAAGACCTCGGCGAGTGGTCGCACCAGACGGGTAACGAACCCACGAGAGAAGCTGCTAAGGGACGCAATTGCTGCCGGACGGGTCCGGTATGAGGTGTGGCAACCTCCCACTCCCGAGGAATTGGAGGCCCGGATTGAAGAGCTGATCGCAGCGGACAGCCCCGAGGCCATAGAACAGCCATCTTGACACCTGTGCGGACAATCGGGTAGGCTATTGGTACCTGGGGCCGCGACCGCCCCACAAGGTCGCACCGGGCTGTACCGCCCGACAAGGTATAGGAGGCAGAGGAATGCCAACGACAATTGACCTCACCGGGGTCAGCACTCAGGGCCGTCCGCCACTGGACCCCGATGACTATCCCGCGGTCATCACCAAGGCCGACATCCGGCCATCGAACAGCTCGGGGGAGGACACGCTTTACCTCGACCTGTCCGTGGGCGATGAGGGCCGCAACATGCGATTCCGCCCCCTGTCACTCCAGCCGCAGGTGCTGTGGCGGGTCAAGCGGCTTCTCGTCAACCTCGGGTTCGAGATTCCCGAAGGGCCGTTCGAGTTCGATGAGCAGGATCTGGTCGGCGTGGACTGCATGGCGCGCGTCATCGTGGTCCCGCATTACCGGGACAAGAGCCGCAAGACCAACGAGATTCAGGAGATCCTCAACGAGGACGGGTCCGAGGCGGAATGGGGTGACGAGGGCTAGCGGTTAGGGCCGCATAGGCTCCCGCACCTGCGGGATGGGGTCCCCCGAACCCGTCTTGCTTTCGGTGCGGGGTGAGATAGCGGGAAGGACCGGCATGCTGCGAGACAGCATTCCTTCCCTCACGTTGGAAGCCGGTCCTTCCCGCGCTGCTACGGAGGATGATATGCAGATCATCGGTCTCGACCCGGGTGCGAAGTTTACCGGTATGGCTATTCTCGATTGCGATACCAGCGAGTTCGCGCTCTGGCTCGAGTCCGATGATCCAACCGTCATCTGGCATGTCCTCGCCGAGTATTACCGCAAAGGGGACCACATCGTCCTCGAGGCGATGCTCGGGGGCGGTAGAAGGGATGAGTGGATTCAACGCACCATCGAGGTACTCGGGTACCTCAAGTACCGGGCCAAAGAGGCGGGTTATTCGGTGGAGGAGGCACCGAACCAGATGCGACTCGCCAACGTCTCGAAGGTACCGAAGTTCATCCGAGGAAAGGACGCTATCTCGGCGGCCGCACACGCACTATCGCACAAAGAAAGGTACGGTCTATGACATCACCGACCCGCACAATCACGGTGTCGCACAACGCGGAAACGGCACATCGGCTGTTCCGCACTCCGGGGAAGTGCCAACGCATCCACGGTCACAGTTACCGCATACACCTCCGCCTGACGGGAGAAGTGGACGAACAGGGTCTGCTGGCCGGCATTGACTACGGAACGCTCAAGGCCTCGTTCCGCGGCTTCATCGATGCCTATCTCGACCACCAGCTACTACTGAACGAGAACGATCCGTTCGCCAGCGATCTCTTCGGTGCGCCGGAATCCGGCATCGGATCGTCAAACGTGGTAGTACATAAC